CAGCAGCCACACCATAGGTAGCGATAATGATCTTGTTATCGCTTGTTTTAATCTCGTCATATTCTTCTTTCCGATCTTTAGTCTTTACTGCTCCACTAACAAATACAGCTTCAGGAATCTCGTCAATCAATATCTTTCCAGTTTCGATTCGATTAACTAGAACAAGTGTGTTACCAGTTAATGCGATTTCATTTATCTTTTTGCTCATCCATATCATACGGTCAATGTCAGTAACTAGATATTTGTATTCATCAGCATAAGAACGGAATTCTTTAACATCTGTAACCTGTAGTATATTAACATGACATTGTGCCAAGATACCTTTTTCTTGTAGCTGATTAGCTGTTACACGATGTATGACTTCGCCAATAGAACAACGTATTGATTCGTATTCAAACTTTTCTTTAGGAACAGTTCCAGTTAAGCCCCAACGTATAGGAGAACTAGAAAAGTTAATAGTTAGTAGCTTCTTAAGTACATCTGCTTTTGCTTGATGTACTTCATCGATAATAATAGCAGCTACACCTTCAGTAAACTCAGCTAATGTAAGAGAATCGTTATCGTGACTTTTCTTATCAAGTATGTTTAAGCTTTGCCAAGTGCAAATAGTATGTGTCTTGTTTAGTTCTTTACGATCACCGTAGTATACACCTACATCTAATCCAACATTGATATAATCTTCTTCAGTTTGTTCAACTAAGCTCTTATTAGGAACAATGACCATAGTTCGACCATACTTCTCACAGATCTTACTAAGCGTAGCAGTCATGATAGTCTTGCCTGCACCAGTAGCTACTTCTTGCAATGCTTGCGGAGTTTCTAGAAAGTTATTAATAACTTCAACTTGATCATCACGTAATCGTATAGGTTCACTTTGGAATCTATGTCCATCAGGCCAACATTTATCTCCCCAAAAATCTTCTTCTATCTTTTCAAATTGAACAGATGCATGTGTTCGTAAATCTTCTACTTCGATTTCATAATCTAGATTTTCTAAGATAGGGATAATTTCATTTAATTGATTAATGTATCCAGTACCGCCTACTCCAAAGAAAGCAACAGTGCCGTCCCACCGACCTAATCTATATGAAGGTTGATGACGAGCCCAAGGTACTTCAAACTTAAACTTGTTAGCTAGTTTTCTTCTAGCTTCTAAGCTAAGTCCTTCAAATTTAATGTTTACTTCATCTTTAATTATTAATTTACAATTGGGCAATTATTAATCCTCATTTTGATAATACACTACAAATGGATGAGAATCAATCAGTTTCTGATTAGAAAAGTGTGCAAAGAATTCCGAAGTAGTAATAACTATCTTTGGTTTAAAATCAATCTTATAAAGTATCTTTGGTAGCTTGTGTTTAACAAAAACTATTTTAGTCTTATCTGTAACAAAGTTATTTAAATTATTATCCTTAACAAACTCGTTAAATGGTTTATCATTTTGCCTACGGAACAATACACTCATTTCTTCTGAATTGATTCCAACAGAATTAAATGCATTATACCATTCAGTTAAACTATTCTGTACACGATCTGGCATTAGCACAAGCACCGGATATTGATCAATATTTTTTAAAGATTTTGCTAGATCAATTTTTTTTGTACTTACTTTTATCTTTTGATTTCCTGAAAAGATAAGTTTCCTAGTTATATCATCTATATAATGAGATTCAACTTCGTCAATGACAGATTTATCAATTGAAAGTCCTAACGTTCTACTTAAGAACATAGCAGATAGATATGTATTATTAAAAGTAGAATTAAAATAATTTAACATATTACTATTAGCATTTTTTAAATGATATGATACATCGTATGTTAATGTTGGAAGATAATCGAGAGAATTATTCCTAATATTCTTAATCTCCTCATACCACTGCATGATCTGATGTTCGATTTGAAAATCAAAATCTTTCAACTTATCAACAATTTCCTCTATATGTTTCTCGCTGATTGATATAAAAAATCCTTTAATATCTTTCATATAATAACTATGCTCGATAGACATCAAAGCATTTGTTATTTTATGATCAAATCCAGACTTAACACACAATACTTTTTTATTTTCGTATTGTGTTATATACATCTTTCTAGAATTATCAACTACTCTAAATTGGAATTTAAAGACAGGAGCAGATAAAATATTATCAAGATTTTCAATCTTATTGAATAATTCTTGTTTAGAAGATAAGATTTTAATCAGAAGATCAGATTGCTTCTTTGTAAAAGCCAAAGGTTTTTTAATTTGATTAGCTAAGCTCAACAAGAAACTCTTATCTCTTTTATCTTCAAATGGTTCTTTGAAACCATTAATAGGATCAACGATATAGAGTAATAGATCTTCTATGTATGTTATCTTCATTTAAATACCTTTATAGTGAAGCATCTTCCATGCCTGCTACTCTTAGTTTAATAACATTACTAAGTTGCCATTGTTTAATATCTAAACTTTTAATAATACCTAGCCATTTATTTCTAAGTAGTGCAAACTCGTTAATAATCTTTTCGTAGTCAACTACATCACTTTCGCCATCGACATATTTCTCACAATCTCTACTGCTAAGAGCTCGTTGATAATTTTCAAGATATTTCTTAAAGTATTGACTACGCAGTCGTCTAAGTTCTATGTTTAAGTATTCCAAGATAGCTTCAATTTCTTGTAATTGATTATATCGATGTTCTACAATACCAGGCATAGATGCTGCTGCTTTTTCTATATTTCCTACTATGCGCACTTCTTTTTTAGCATCAAGAAGTTCTAATTCAAAGTGCGCAATAGCATCAGGAATACACGATATATCCTGGCTTATCTTGGTGTACCAAGTCATAATTTACTCGTCGTCGTAATCGTAAGATTCATGATCAACTTCGTCCTCATCAATCTCTAACATTTCTCTAATAGCATCGTCGAGTTCGTCATCGTGACCTAGAGCATTTTCTAGATCATTATCATTAGCACCATGCTCGCTCAAAAGTCCTACAAACTTTTCAGCGATCACAGACATCTGTTTCTTATCTCCGTATTCTCTAATAAGATCCCATAACTCAACAATCATTGATTCATTCATTTATCACTTCTCCAGTTTCTTCGTCAATAACCGTTATCGATTCAGCCGGCTTGATATGTATATAGTCTTCCATAACCATATTCAACAATTCTCCAGTCCATTGCTTACGATATTCGATAAATTCTTTACCTTTTGAATCAACATACTTGAGACGATTTCCCTGCTGTACAATGATACCTTTCTTTTCAAACAGTTCAAGTAATCCGCTATAAGGATTCATACCAGTCTCATAAGGAATTTTAATTTGCAGACTTTCAAAAGGTTTAGCATAGCGAGTCTTCATGATCTTACAAGCAGCACGAATACCATTAACTTCTGATACCTTGTTGCCATCTTCATCTTCCTTGAGCTTTAGCTTCTTCATGGCAACTACGATAGAACTAGCATAAACAAAACCTTGTCCACCACTGATCTTATCATCAGGATCGAACATATCTTGGCTTGCATATGTATGATTAGTACATACCATTCCAACATTGTATGATCCAAACATATTAACACAGTTACGAACAAGTGCCGTTAGTGCCTTTGGCTTACGACCCATATCGCCCTTAAGATCACCTGCTTCAAACTGATTAATATCAGTTGGAGTAAGCAACATACCAAGTGAGTCAATAACAAACAATACTTTAGGCCTATCAGCTTCCGGCATTGTCTTATATTCTTTCATAAACTCATGGATAGTTTTAGCTACATCATCAATCATAGCCATATTGAGTTTAAGCAATTTATCTTCACTAGTATCAACACCAAGGGCATGTAGCCACTTCTCGTCTAGAGCATTTTCGCTATCAACAAGTACTACAAAGATACCTTGTTCTTGTGCGTACTTAACAATATTTCCAGAGCAGATGTAGCTCTTACCTGCACCTGATTCTCCTGCGAATACAGTAACCTTACCAAGAGGAATACCTCTATGGAAATCTCCACTAATTAGATAATTCAAAGCATAGTTACCAGTAGAAACCCAATCGGTAGGATCGTTAAATCCTACGCCAAGTCCATCGATACTTTTAGTCAAACTTTTACGGAATTTAGTTAAATCAAATGTCTTTGCCACGTCATACCTCCAGATTGCAAAGGAAATGGGGGATTTTCTCCCCCACTATTAGTCTATTACTTAGATTGTCTTGCGCGGATCATAGAAAGGATATCTGAAGCCTTGCTATCACTAGCTGGCTTAGATTCAGCTACTGGAGCAGCCTTAGATGGTTCAAACGGAGGTTCATCATCCTCGACAGGAGCCTTAGCAGTATTACGAGTATTTGGATCACCTGTTGCTTGGCTCATGCCAGCAGCACGATAGTACTGACCCCAACGCTCTGCGTCG